CTACCTGTCCCCCGGAAGCTTGAGCGCTTCGCTCAGACGTCGTTCCTGCTGCAATTGGATTGCAGAGCGCTTCGGCTGCGCGGGCTCTTCTTCCTTGGCCGTGAGCTGCTGCACCGCCTGTCGCAGTGGCACCCCCTCCAGAATCCGGGCCGCACACCACCGCTCGGCGTAGCGCTTACCTTGGCTCACACTCGCCGCGCTGACCCGCTTCTCCTGCCACAGCTTCCGACAGGCAAGGATCACTGTGATGCCGTCGGCACCTGGCTGGACGTTGGCGATCTGCCGGCCGTTCCACCACAGGCACCAAGACTCGCCGAACTGCACCCAGCCCTGTGGCCGGGGGGCGGTCATGAATCCAGTTTGGTCGCAGGGCGGGCGCATGCCGAGCAGGATACGCCCGAGCGTCTCACGCATTGCGACGAAGCGTCGGCGGGGCGCGGCTCAGGCGCTCCCGGGTTGAGCGGCCAATGGCCCCGGGTCCGACAGGGATAGGTTGCGCCACTGCGGCAGGCGCGCCCACCGGGGAAAGCTGCGCGCAGGCGTAGGCCTTGGCCTGCGCGGCGCGTCAGGGTGCACGCCGCGCGAAGGTCACAGGCGGAACCCGGGAGTATGGTGCTGCCATGTGCGGCCGATTCGTCCAGACCCCGATCCGAGATGCCGCCAGCCTGGGCTTCCCCCAGCTGGTGGGCGACTTGCTGTCGATGCCGGCCAGCTACAACCTGGCGCCGACCCAGCGGGCGGCCGTGGTGCTGGACCGGGGCCAAGGCCTGCAGCTGCAGCGCCTGGCCTGGGGCCTGCTGCCGTTCTGGGCCAAGGGGAAGAACCTACAGGGGTCGACCATCAATGCCCGCATCGAGACGGTGGCCACCAAGCCGGCGTTCCGGTCGGCATTCAAGAAGCACCGGTGCCTGATTCCCATGGCCGGGTACTACGAATGGTCGGTCAATCCCGAGGACGGGAAGAAGGACCCGTGGTTCATCCACGCGGCCGGGCCGCTCTGGGCGGCCGGCCTCTGGGAAGACACCAGCCCCCTACTCGACCCGGACAACCTGGGCACCTTCACCGTGATCACCGGCGACAGCAGCGGCGTGTCGGCGGACATCCACGACCGCATGCCGGTGTGGCTGGCACCAGGCCAGGCCGAGGAATGGATCGCAGCGTCGCCCGACGATGCCATGGCGATGCTGCTGGCCAGCGAACCGCCGGCGATGGAGGCCTACCTCGTCAGCCGTGCGGTGAACACCCCTCGCAATAACCAAGAGGCGCTCCTCCAGCAGGTGGAATAAGGAAGGGTCGAGCCAGGCTCAACCCATCCCGTTCAACCAAGAACCGACTGCACGAGAACCTGGCCATAGCGTGCCAACTCGCCCGGGCCGGGGTGGTTGATTAGGTTCGCCATCGACAGCGATTCAGGCGATGCCCCAATGCCTCCCAGTTGATCATCCCGGCCGATCCAGTGCTGCGGCGCAAAAGCGCTTCCCGACTCCACCGCCGCGCGCCAGAGCGCCCGGTTGGTGTAGTTCCAGCCGGAAAGCACGGAGCCATCGATCGCGTTGCGTCGCGGGACGGACATGATGACCACATCCATGCCGGCCGCCCGGGCCTGCTGAGCAATGCTCTTGACCCGTGCCAGCGTCGCAGTCTGGCCCAGCTCGTTCATTCCGAAGTGGATCAGCAGCAGGTCGGCGCCGGAGGCCAGCATCGGATCCAGGCGGCCTGGGTACAGACCGTTGTTGACCGTGTCGGCACTGTTGGTTCCACCAATCCCGAAGTTCATATGCATGACCGGCGCGGTGCTCAGTTGCTCGAGCGCTGCAACCAGGTGCCATGGCGCACTGATCTTCACGTGGACCTGGCCAGCGCCGTCTCCAAAGTCGAACTTCGGCAGAGTGGCCACCGTGTCGGCAGGCACATAGCCGAGGTAAGTCTCAGGGCGGTCACGCCCAAGCCCGTTGGCCGTGTATCCGACGCTTCCGTGCTGGATGGCTGTGATCGAATCCCCGTACGATGCCACCGTGAGAGCCTCGCCACGCGCGGCCTTGCCCAGCACGCGACGCAGGCATGCACGGTTGTGCATCAGCAGCTGCTGCCAGTCAGCTTCACTGCCGCGCCGGACAACGCCGCCAAGGAATTTGGTGGCGTTGATTGCAGTGACCTTGCTTCCTACCGCGTGCAGATAGCCGATCACCACCATTCCCGCATCAGGCTCGGGGCGATACTCGACGGCGTCGAAGTCGCGCTCGGTTCCAGACTTAACGGTGACCACCTGCGTCTGTGGGTCAATCTGGATCAGGTCGTAACGCTCCCGCTTGAAGCTGTAGCTCACGTCGACGTTATAGGCAGAAACGTCCACCAGCCCGCGCACCTTGCCGTTCACGTGATAGGCGAACTCGGTGCCCAGCACCAACGGCGTGCCGGTGTCGCTTCGCACGGCCGAAACGCCACTGAGGTTGCGGCGGCCTATCCATGCGCCTGCGATGCTGGTGAACACCGTATCGACATCGTAGATGAGGCTGTAGTCCTGCGTGGTCTCCACGCCAGACGCCGCGGCAGCGACGGACACTGCCGCGTTGATCCAGCTCCTACGTTCATCGGCATAGACCGACCCGGCCACCACCGCCGTGAGCCCCGCCACCGTGACGTCCAGATCGTAGGCATCGAGAAGGTTCGACGCCCCATCTCCAGCATCGCTGGACGCGACGCGATAGACGTCACCGCCCAGCTGCCATGCGAGCGCTGAGCCGACACCGATCGTAGACGCACCTCGATACCACCCGCGCTGCTGCTGGTTGTAGCCATTGTCCGCAGCGCGAGTGATCCCGATGCCGACATTGGCCGAAGCGGCGTTAAAGCCCCAGAGTTCGAACAGATAGGTCTGGCCTTCGACCGTCTTGATGGCGGGGAAGGAGAACCGAAGATCCTGCCAGGCTCCTGACTCGGCGACCAAGCCGAGCTCGGCCACAGTCTTGCTGCCGCTGTAGAGTAGCGTTGCAGTTCCGTCGCTTGCCGGGTAGGTCCCGGCGGTGGCCGGACTGGTGGGGCGCGACCAGACGCGCAAGCGGAGATTGGCGACGGCACTTGCCAATTCGACGTTGAGCGCCAGCGTGGCGATGGATACGCCATCGGCAATGTCCTGCCCAGCACCTGCCTGGGCGCCAAACGTCCAGGCGTAGTGACCGTCGCTCTGCGGATACCGCGATTCGTTGGTCCCGCGCGACGCTGATGCCATGAAGGACAGGGAGAAACTCCGGTCGATGACGCTTGCCTGCACTTCGAGTGCATCAACCTGCGGTGCCAACACGCTCTCCACCTCACGGAAAAAGGCCTCGTAGGCCAGGCGGCTGGGCGATCCGATCAGCTGGCTTGCACCCCCGGCATTACCAAACCAACCGCGGCGGAACTGAGTGATGCCGGGGGCATCGTTACGGATGCCAATCGAAAGGCCGCCGGCAGCGATCAGCTTCCATACCAGCAGATCGGAACCTGCAACAGTGACAGCCTGCGGCAGACGGAACTCGACCATCTGCCAGTCCAAGCTGTTGGCGAGGTCAGCGCCATTCACGGTAACTTGGGTGAGAAGCGTGTCATTCGCGGTCGGCGGGTACGCGGAAGCGCCGCCCTGGACACGGGAATAGACTTCCAGGGTGATGTCACCGAGCAGCGGAACATTGCGCATCCAGAAGCGGTAGGCGTTCACCTTCGCTCCCGCCACCGCCTCGGCTGCGGAGTACACGGCACGGTTCCCTACGGGATCAATCGTCGCATTTGGCAGGACCTGCGTAATCGAGCGCTCGCTGACAGCCACCTGCGTCAGCGCATCATCGGCGTCCCTGCTAGCACTGGCAATGCCAAATCGGGTGGGGTTCCTGTCCGCCTTCTGGGTGAGCACGTCTGCCGACCGCCATTCCAGCCCTGCGGCACCCATTACATACCGCCCACTGTTGGGCACGGTCAGGCCCGAAACCGGATCGGTGTGGCTCCCGGTATCGCCGATCACCGCCACCTGACGGTTCAACGGAATCTGGCTGGCACCGGCGGCCGCAACTGCTGCGGCCCACGTTGGAAACTCGATGGTGCTGCCGTCGGCCAGGAACCTCTGGAAATCCGCCTCGATCCCGTTCCAGCTCTTGCGAGTCTGCCCGCGGCGGTCGACCCATGTTGCGCCCGGGCCATTGATACCGGCGTCAAGGTTCTCGGCGTTGTCGTACAAATCCAGGGGCGAGCTCGAGCCCACCGGGTTGCCGGTGTTGTATCTGGTCATCAGGGTGTATCTCCGGTGGCGCTACGGCGCGTTGGCGTCGTCGTATTGGTAGAAAGCGGGGTCGTACTGCAGCGCGGTCAACTCGACCGATCCGTCATCGCCCGGGTTCAGTTCGCTCAGCACCGCGTCGTACCCAGCGCGCGTGCTGTCGCAGAAGATCAGTTCCGGCGGGTCGATGGCCGGGTCATCCATGATCCAGGTGCTGTATGCGTGTTCGGCCGGCAGCGCCGACGCGGCGATGCTGAGGCGGTGGTCGTCGATCCGGGTGGGCACCATGACCGCCGACAGCGACCCGTCCTGGAACCGAATCAGGCAGCGCGGGGCGGCCAGCGACCAATCCAGGTACTCGCCCACCTCGACCACCAGCCGCGTGCCTTCGATGTGGGCCGCCTCGATCATGGCGCTGGTGGTGCTGGACCCCGGGACGTCGTCGAACAGCTTCACCCGGTCCCCGTACTGGTATACCAGCCCCATCATCTCGGTCTTCGTCGTGTAGGTCAGGCGCTGGCCTTGGTGCTTCATCAGCCGCCGCATGCCAATGCGGTACGCCCGGTTGCGCGTGCCCACGCCCTGCAGCTCGAAGGTCTCCACCTTGCGCGCAGTGTCGGCGCCGGGCAGCCGGCATTCCACCGTCTCCGCCGCCCACGTCACGTCATCGATGTAGGTGACGTCCACACCGTCGAAGTCGTCCGGGCCCGGGGCAGAGAACGCCGTGGTCAGCTGCTCGAGCTGCCGCTGCGGGGAGATCCCGCCGCGCCACGCCTTGATCCCCTCCCGCCCGGCAGAGCACATGGAATCGATCAGAAGGAAGTAGCCCATGCCGGCCTGCGCAGCCATCTGCAGGATGTCCAGGGCGCTGGTGCCGGACTTCTCCGCGCTGAGGTCGAAGAACTCCCCCCGCGGCGTCCAGAAGGTGTTCTCCAGGTGGGTCAGCGTCTCGCTGTCCACCTGATCGTCGGGCAGGCCCAGGGTGCGCATCACGTGGGTCATGGCACCACTGATGGTCCGCGCGGTCCCGGTGTCGTACTGCCGCGTGGCCTCAACGTTGAACCGGCGGTCGCTCTGGGCTGCCAGCTTCGTGCCGGTGGTGACGGTGAGCCCGATGGTGGTCAGATCCGCGTAGCGGGTCGGGCGCTGCGCCAGGCGCGCACGCAGGCCCTGCCAGTAGCAGGCGTCCCGCGCGGAATTGCCGCCGCGCTCGGTCACCCGCCGCACCCTCACCTCAATCTGCCCAGGCGTGGGCAGCGTGATGCGCTGGGTGTAGCCAAGGGCGTCTTCGGACATCTCGGTGTAGGTGTGCGAGCGCACCGACCACGGGGCGCCCGAGCCATACACCCGCCACGCAACCCGGATGTTCACCGTGAAGGTACGCCTCTTCCCCTTGTCCGTGTACCAGATCAAGCCGCCGGGGAAGTTGATGTCGTACTCGAAAGCATCGGTCGTCTCGCCATCCGGGCACACCAGGAACGGGCCGAGCCAGTCCTCCCCTTCCTTCAGGCCGGTTGCCCGATAGTCCGTCGAGGTCCTGGCCGTCCAGCCGGGCCAGCTGGTGTCCGGTACGCCAGCCTCGGTCAGGCGCTGAACCGTCAGGGTCAAGCCCGAGACGGAGGAAATGCGGTACTCGCTCTGGCCGCGCGACATGGCCAGCGATACCGTGCCAAGCGGCAGGCCGCCGAAGGCCGTGCCGGTGGCGCTGTCGTACGCCAACGTTACCCGCGGCTGGGTGGCGGGTGTGCCGCCGGTCGTTGCGGTGCCAGCGACGGCGCTGGGGCTGGTGCCGAACACACCCGCCGGCAGACCGCTGTAGGCGATGGTGCCGCCGGCGTAGGGGCTGGCTCCCTCGGCAATGGTCACCACCCCGCCCGACTGGGTGGCCACCAGGCCGCTGTCCACCAGCTGGTCGTTGATGGCGGTGAGCAGGACGCCCAAGGTGATGTAGTTGGCTTCCAGCGCGACGCTGTAGGTGGTGCCTCGCCAGATCACGTTGAAGGTGGCCGGCGTGCCGCTGTAGTCGAAGACGGTGGCTGCCGATGATCCGCTCAGCCGCGAGGGGCTACCGCCCACGCCAGGAACGGCCGGGGTGCCTGCGGCGTAGCTCGCCACGAACAGCGCATAGTCCGCGCCGCTGTAGGTGAGCAGCACGGGCATCCCTACGTAGGGCGCCAGCTCCGCGACGGCGCTGCCGGCGATCAGCGTGTAGAGGCCGCTGGTGGATGCCTGGAATGTGGCCGACGCCTTGATGGTCAGCACCGCCCCGGCAACCCACGCGCTCGGCACCGACGTGGCCGGCCGCTCTCTGCCGTCGGCGTCGGTGTAGGTGGCGTTGTTGAGCGTCAGGACGTTGCCGCTCACCGTCACCGAGTCCGCGTTGATGCTGGTCTCGGTGTCTGCGGTCTCGCTGAGGTCCAGACCAGCAGTGCCGGACGCCGTGGCACCCACCTCCGTGGAATTCACCCAGTTCTCCGATCGCTCGTCGCCGCCGACGTCTGCGCCCGGCGGGTAGATCGTCATCTGCACGTCGTCACCGAACGAACTCAACGGGGTGTTGCCCAGGCGCGCCGACCCGAACGGAATCACATGACGGCCTTTGCCCACGCAGACGAACATGTGCGTGCGGTAGGTGTTGCCGCCGACGAACCGCGAGACGGGCTGGACCAGGTAATCGGCCCATACCCGACAGCGGCCCAACACTTCACGGATCGGGCTGCCCAGGCGCGCGGTGTTGGCACGGGCGGTGTCCAGGCTCAGGGAATCGCCCTGGCCATACCGGTTCCCGGACGGCATGTTGGACGCCATGTAGATGGCGTAGGCGGCCATGACTGCCACCACTACCCAGTACGCCACTGCGGCGATACCTTCGTAGTGCGGGATCGGGTAGACCCGGACGTCCGTGTCAGCGTCGATCCAAGTGAGCGCCCAAGCCTCGGGCGGCACCAGCGCACCGCCCACCTCGATGTGGATGGGATGCGGGCCATCGCCGGGGTAGCTGGGAACGTTGGAGCGCAGCCAGCCGTCGACGGTCGTGCGGCCGTGCCGGTGGACTTCCAGCGCTTCACCCGGCAGCCGAGACGGGAATACCTGGATCACGCGTAGTACTCCACCTTGTTGAACCGGCGCTCGAACCGCGATACCGGCAGCACCGTCACATTGCGGCCCTCGTTGCATTCCAAAGTGCACATGCGGCCGTCGACCTGCACCAGCACGGCCACGTGCGTGACCATGCTGCCCTCGTAGCAGAACGCCACTGCGCCCTCCACCAGGTCGCTGCCCCGGCGCTGCTGGGCCGCCTGCGCGGCCAGCTCGGGCAGTTCGTCCCGCGCGGCCCCATCGTGTTCGTCCCACGGTTCCAGCCCCAGATCGCGGCGGACCTCGTTGACCACCCCGTAGCAGTCCAGGTTGGGAAACGCCCGCCCTCCGCTGACCCAGACCACGTCCAGGTACTTTTCCAGATCGATGTTCATGAGATGTAGCGCAGCCCCGGGTGTTGGGTGAGGGTGAAGCGGTCACGCGGCCAGGCCGTGTCGAGGATGTTCATGAAGCCGGCGGTGATCTGCACCTCGGTGGCCGACCACTGGCCGCCCTTGATCACCATGGCCAGCGGCTTCTTCACCGGTGCCATCAGGTCGTTGTGCAGGTATACGCGCAGGGTCACGTGCATGGGCAGGCGGGCGGCCAGCGCCGCACGGATCGCCGTGCTCACTACACCGTTGATGTTGCTCAGCGCGAACCGAAGGTCCTGGACGCCGTCGGCGTTTCGGGCTGGCTTCGCCACGTCCATACCGCAGGCTTGGAACGTCACCGCCTGCCCGTTCTCCAGAACTGCATTGATGTCCTGCCACCCTTTCACCAGGTAGTGCGTGGTGCCGCCCACGCTAATTGCCAGCGTCTCGTGCTCTACCTCCGCGCCGCCTGACGCGTAGAGCCTTTCCAGAATGCTCATGCTGCGGGCCACTCCCTGTTCGCCGCCACGTCGATCACCGCCGCCTGCAGGAACCCCTCGGGGTATTCCGACCAGCCATCAGCCAGCAACGGGCGTTGATACATCTCCAGCTGCGCCGTGTAGATCCAGTCGTTGCCGGCGGAGAGCATGGGGCCGTCGTAGATGTCGACGAACCGGCTCTTGTAATAGTCCATGCCCAGCGGCGTGCGCAACCGGCACGCGAACCAGGACACCCCATCCTCCAGGCCTTCCTGGAACCACTTCTCGAAGAGCGCCGCGGTAGCGTCAGCCAGCAGCCAGCGCACCTCTACCTGCGTCGGAGTGCTGGTGTAGGCGCGACGGGGAAGCGACCGGCCGCTCACGAAGGTGGATCGCTTCATCGGCGACACGTGCCGCAGCCCGTAGCCCTCTCGAAGCGGCTCGGGCAGCCACTGCGGCTGCATGATCAATGCCATTACCGCACCTTCCTTCCAACGTTGTGGGTGGCGCGCATGGTGCGAGAGATGCCCGTGCCGCGCGCCATGTCGGCGCTGATCTGGCTCTTGGCCTCCGACACCGCGCGGCGCACAGTCAAATCCAGCATCTGCCGCTCGCGCTCGGAGGTGCTGCCATTGACCTCGAAGTTCATGTGGAACTGGTCGCCCTGGCCTCCGCCGTTGCCGGTGTCGCGGTTGACCCGGTCTAAGGTTGCGTCCAGCTTCGCGCTGGTCGAGGCCGTAGTAACGCGCTCGCCCTTCTGCAGCAACCAGGTGCCCGTCTCCGGAACGCTGTCGATGCCGTCGTGTGCCATGCCCACTGCTGCGATGTTGGACACGATGCCGGCGGTGGCGGCTGCTACGGACGCGATCGCGGCAAGGTTGGTTGGCCACGGGTTTGCCGCGGCCATAGCCATACCCTGTTGGATCGCAATGACCGACTGGGCGATAGCTGCTGCCTTCTGCACGACAAAAGCGGCCTTGTAGAGGGCCGACTGTTCGCCAAAGCTGGAGCGCATCACCTCTGTGACACTGGTCAGGGCCGACTGCGCCTCAATGGTAGCCACTTGCCAGCGGGCGCGGTCCAGTCGCTCGAGGTTGGCCTGGTGTTCCTCGCGCAGCGCCAGCTCCTGCGCGTTCCAGTCCGCCTCAAGGTCAATCCGGGCCCGCCGGTTCTCATCCAAAGCCTGCAACTGCGCCGCAAACTTCTTCCTCTCTGCTTCGGCAGCCTCGTCGATCTTGCCGAACTCGCCGCTCGATCCGCCGAACAGAGCATCGGGGCCTTTGTAGTCAGCCGCGCCATTCCCTCCCACCTGCTGGATAGCTTTGGCCGCCGTCGCCGCATAGTCCTTGTCGTTGGCCACGCCGACGGCCGCGGCCGCCTGGAGCACCTTCAACCGCTCCCGTGCGAGATCCAGCCCAACGCCGTCCTCTCGGTTCAGCTCGGCCTTGAGCTTTGCGAAGTCCTCAGTGGCCTTTGCCGCCTTCTCGTTGGACGTCTTCAGCGCTGCCAACCCGTCCAGCGCCTTGGCCTGGGTGCGTAGCCGCTCCTGATCCTCGGCGTTCAGCCCCTTCAGAGAGCCGTAGGCTAGGTCGAAGTTTAGCTGCTGCAGCTCGGTCGCCTTCGCCGACTTGTCCGCGCTGCTGTCGAACAGTTCAATTTGCCGCTGGTACTGAAGTGCCGTGCTATCGAACGCCCGCTGCAACTGCTGCTGGGAGGCCAAGCGCTTCTTCATACCCTCGGCGTCCGCAGCGGCGGCGGCCGCCGCTTCGCTCCGCACGCTGCTGGCATCCTTGGCCGTGGAGTCGACCGAAGAGGTGACGCCCTTGAAGTTTTCGGCGATGGCGGCAGCTTGATACCGGCTGGTGAGTTCGCGCTGGATCTTGAGACGCTCTGCCGTTAGGTCATTGATCCGCTTAGCACGGGCCTCTTCCTGCGACGTCGTCAGCGGAAGGCCGAGGAAGCCCGATGTGCTGCTCTTCTCGGCATTCAGAAGCTTGGAGATCCGCGACATCCGCTGATCCAACGCCCCCTCACTGGCGTCCCGGAGGGCGCCACCGGCGTTGAGCTTGGATATCTCACTGGTCTTGGAGATGAAGTCGGCAATCGAACCGGTCAACCTGATGAAGTCGCCGGTGGTCTCCGCCGCGAACGAAATCAGGTTGTCGAACGCCTGTTTGGTGCTGGGGTCGTTGAGGGTGTGGATCAGGGTATTGACTGCTTCGGTGGCGCTTTCGAGACCTCCCTCCTTGGCCGTTGTGAGGTCGTCCAAGGCGTGCTGAAGCGCCTTGAGTGCGCCGGCGAAAGTGCCACGCGCTGCCTCGGCGGCGCCTGCGTACGACTCTTCGAGAATCTCCAGGATCATCACCTGGGCCTCGCCTTCCCTACCCGCCTTCACCAGTTCATCGATGGTGCCGCGCACCTCTTTGGTGAAGGCCGCGCCGAAGCCCTGCTGTGCAAGTGCTGCGGCTGCCTTGCTCGGCGATTCCAGCGCGCGGCCAATGGTCTCCGCCGACTGACTGACGCTGATGCCCAGGCGCGCCGACTGGTCGATGATGGCTTGCATGGCGCGTGGGATGTTGGATCCCAGAACACCAGAGTAGGACAGAAGCCGGGTCTGCGCTTCGACGATCTCGCCGCCACTGAAGGTGGACTTCGACGACAGTGTGTCAGCCATGTCCAGCAGCTGCTGGCGCGTGTATCCGGCTGCACCACCGGTTGACTTGAGGATCGCATCCAGCTGGCCGATTTCCTGCTCAGCGGCTGCGCTGTTAGCGAGCACCTTCGCAATGCCGGCAACCAAGCCGGTTACACCCGCAGCCATAGCGCCGGTCAGCGCTAAGCCAGCCGCTCTCGCCTGCTTCTCAACGTTCTTGCGCCATTTTTCCGCCTGGCGCTCCGACTTATCCAGGCCGGACGCGAACCCGCCAATCTCGGCGATTACATCGATGGTCAGCGTGCCGAGTGAACGTCGTGACATGTGCAGTTATCCCCAGCTGGCCATGGCCTCATCGAGGCTGATGGGCTGCTCGTCCTGGTAGCGAATGAAATCGGTGACTTTGAAAGGCTGCGTGGACTTGCCGCGCTTGATGTTGGCGAACAGGCTGGCCAGCACGCCGGTATTCCAGTCGGCGCGCGCCATCGGGTTGAGGCCTCCATGGCGCCCCCGATACGCGGCCCAGAGCGACACCTCGCGAGTGCTGAGGCATTCCTTTGCCTCAGCGATGGTTGCGCCGCCGATGCCGTTCAGCACCAGCTCGCACCAGAACTCGTCTTCCGGTGTTAGCTCGTAGCTTTTCCCAGCGAGTTCACCTCGCCGATCGCACCCAGCAGCGCCAGGGTCAGGGCGCCGTCCAGCGCGCCGCGGTCGGCACTGGAGGTGCCGGTGATGTCGGCCACGGTGAACACCGGCTTGCCGGCCTCGTCGCAGATCGACGCCGCGATGCGCCCGGCCACGCTGTCTTCCCGGCCGCCGGCGGCCAAGACGTCGGATACCGCCGACTGGAAGCCGAGCGGCCGGACGTACACGGTGGCGGTGAATTCCTGCTCGCCTTGGCGCCAGGTGACGTCCTTCTGCACCGGCCGGCCGGTGAATGCTCCTGCCTGCCGAAACGCGGCGATGGAGAGCGCGACCGCCTGCGGCAGACGCTGAGCCGGATCTTCGCTGGCCGGGCGCTTGCCGGCCGCCTTTCGAGCGGGCTTCACGGGGTCACCGCCTTACGCACCCACACGCCAGCGCCGGAGCGCTGAAGGCTCGCTGCGGTGCTCACCACCGCATTGGCCTGGAAGTCGAACGGGAAGTCCGCCACGTAGCCCTGGAAGATGTACCAGGTGCGGGTTGTCGGCAGAACCAACTCCGGCTCGGTATTGCGCACGGCCGTCGCCGCCGCGCCGCTGCCGGCGCCACCGGTGAAGGTCACCGTGGGCGCGCTGGTGTAGCCGGTGCCCGGGTTGGTGATGGTCACCCCGATGACCGCGCCGCCTTCGACGACTGCAGTGGCCGTCGCACCGGTCCCGCCGCCACCGGTCAGGGCGACGGTCGGCGCGCTGGTGTAACCGGTGCCGCCGGCGCCGACGTTGATGCTGCCGATGGAATTGGCCGGGGCGAAGGTGGGTGCGATGTCCACGCCGTCGGACCAGCCGATAGCCCACTGGATCAGCTCGTCCGACGCCGCCTCGCCCAGCTCCCACATCAGGTAGTGGCTTTCGTTGCGCGGATCGGCGTTGATCGTCACCGACGCCTGTCCGGGCGTACGCAGCCCCTTCTTGTAGGTGCGGCTGTTGGTTTCGGACAGGCACGTGTCTTCGATCTGGTCCGCCGGGTTGGCGCCGGGGTTGAAGTTGGTGATGCATTCGATCTCGCGGACCTGGCCGTTGATCAAGCCATACAGCTGGGTGCCTTGCGTCAGCATGCTCATGAATGTCTCCCTGCGGGCATAAAAAAACCCCGCAGTGCGGGGTGTGGGTGGGTAAAGCGTCTGGTCTGCGTCAGCGTGGAACGAGCCAGTCGACGTCGAACGAGTAGCGGTAAAGCTTGGACTCGGGGTCCCTGACCTGGTCGCCCCAGCGGGTCACGTAGGCCTGACCCTCGATGGCATCGCGGATTGCACGGGCCGCCGGCAGCAGCGAAATCGGATCGTCGGTGTAAACGTCGATCTGCAGCGAGTATCCGTCAACGTCGGGCCGGTCCCCGAGATACTGGGCCGGCTCCCCGCCGATGGTCTGCCAGACGACGTAGGGCCGCTGTGGCGGCTGCTCCACCAGTCCGAACGGGTACACCCGCGTGGGGTTCGTCCCGAAGATCCTCAGAACCTCCGCGCTGGCGGTACACGCCTTGAAGATGGGAGCTATCACTTCTTGGCCCCTTGCGCCTGCCGGCGCAGGGCGCGGTCCAGTGCGCGGTTGAATTCCAGTGCGAAGGTGTCGACAGCCCTCTGTCCGGCCTGCTCCGCAACCGGGCGCAGAAACGGCCGGGCGGCCACCTTGGCCGTGCCCATCTCCACGTGGCGCCAGTACCAGGTGTCGCCGCCAGGGTTACTGGAGCTGCCGGCGGTGGCGTATGTCTGGCCGGCCCTGCCCTTGCGCTTGTTCTCCCGGGTGCTGGCGTACTGCCTGGCGCCGCCGAGCACGCCCAGCCGAAACGCGAGCTGGCCGTCCTGCCTGAAGGCCTTGCCGTCCCACCGAATGTCGATGTTTTTCCAGATTGCCTCGGTGGTCTCGTGATCATCCAGGCGCCGTGCGTTGCTCTGCGCCTGCGATCGCAGAACCGCCGCAGCCTTGCGCAGAGCCGCCCTGCCGCCCTTGGCGTTGGCCTCGCTCTTGAGCTGAGCCATCTTCGCCTTCACGCCGTCCAGGCCGCTGACGTCGAAGCGGATGCCGTCAGCCATCGTTGATGCCCTCGCTGCACGGCAGGGTCATGTACTCCAGCCCGCTGACCGGATCGGCCAGCACGCCGTGCACGTTGTACACCTGGCCGCGGTGGATGATGCGGCTCTTGTCGGTCACGCCGGCACGCGGCCGGATGGTAATGCGCGTCGTTACCTCGCTATCGATTGCCTGGGCGGCCACAAACTCACGCACCGAGGCAGCAACGACCTCCGCGTAGACGGTAGCCAGATCGGCCCACGTCGTCACCGGGGCGCCCGTCTCGGGATCCTGGCTGGTCACCGGGTTCTGGATCAGCACCCGATGCCGAAGGCGGCCGGCCGCGATCATCGCGGCTTCCCGCTCATGTAGGTGTCAGCCTGGGGGTCAGCTTCCACGTCCTCGCTCTGGCAGACGTAGTCCATCAGCCGGTTGGTCGCCTCTGCGTTCTCCGCCAGCGCCTGGGCGACCGCCATCATCGCCTGAGCCTGCGCCAGCTGAGCCGCCGCGGACGCCGCCAGCGCCTCTGCCAGCTCGTTCTGATCGTTCATGCGCAACCCCCATCCATTTCAACAGCCAGGCCCGACGGCGCAGACAACCTTGGCAGGCCACATCAAACCCCGAGCCCGACCCGGTAGGGCCAGAGCAGGCTACGGGTGCCTTCCTTCATATCCGACACGATGGTGCCGGTGATCACGTTTTCGCGGTTCGCGTACAAGTGCCCGAGGGTGAGTAGCACCGCCGCCCGGATGGCGTCGTTGACGACGATCGGGTCACAGCCCGCGGTGCCGGCCAGCACCGCCGCAGCGAGGGCGTCCTCATCCTCGTAAACCCGCCGATTCAGGAAATCTTGAGCGGCGTCCTCTGCCGCTCCGCCGTAGAGCGTCAGCATTTGGTCGTCGTCGCTATCGACCCGGCAATGCTGCCGGGCCTGTTCGATGGTCACCAGGCGCATGTCAGTCCGCCTTCAACGCCGCTTCCAGCGCTTCGACAACGGTCTTGCGGTCCTTACCGGCCTTCTCCGCATCGAGAGCGGACTGCAGCAAGACCTTGTCCTTCAGCCCAGCCAGCGACGCGATGACGTCCGGAGCGTTGCCGTCGACCAGCAGCTCGCCCGGCGGCGACTTGGTGCTGGCGGTGGTGCCGCCTTCCCCCGTACCGCTGCCGGGGCCGGGGCCGGCGTTCGTGCTAGCGCTGGTGCTGTCCACCTCGGGCGCGCCGCCCAGAACTTCCACGAGGCCCTTCTTCTCCAGCTCTTCGGCCTGCCGTTGGTTTCCCACGGTGAACCGTTCGCCCACCTTGCGGGAGCCGTGGTGGTCAAAGCTGGCAATCGCTCGTACTTCGTACATGTCCTGTCTCCAGATAAAGGAAAGGGCGGCCAAGCCGCCCTCTCGGTGGATCGTGACGCCCCCCCCCTTACGGGGTGTCGAGGTCGGTCATGGTGCCCTTCACGAAGGCTTCCGGACGGTAGACCGTCAGCGCCAGACGCTCTTCCATCAGGATCTTCACCATGTTCTTGACGAAGTCGCGGTCGTCTTGCGTGGCCACCATGACATTGACGTCCTCGCGATCATGCAGCTCGGCCGCGATGCCGCCGCCGAACGCACCCACGAGGAACTCGCCGCCTCCCATCGACTGGGTCGGCACCACGTTGCGGCCCCACAGCGCCGGTGTGGTGATGCCGCGCGGGTTGGCGAACAGGTAGGCGTTGTCGTCAGTTTTCTGCAGCTCGATCGCCGCCCAGTCCAGCGGGCTGATGACGATGCCGTCGGCCCAGGCTTCGGCCAGCTCGACCTGCAGGAGCGCCAGACGCAGGCGGTCGATGCGGGTCTCATTCTGGACGGTCACGCCCGGGTTGGCGTATGCGCGCGCCTGGGTGTAAAGACCATCGATATTCAGGCCCACGCCCGAACCCTTGAGCAGCTGGGTTTCTTCCTTGAGCTTCAGACCGTAGCGCAGGCGACCGTCAATGTAGCCGCGAAGCGTCGGGATATCGGCCAGCACCTGGCGGGAGGCGTGGATCCAGTGAGCGATGGTGGTCACCGCCGCCTGATCAGCTTCGAACGTCAGGTTGGATTCCGGCTTCAGGCCGGTCGGGTTTTCGGCCACCACGTCCGCGTTGTTGGTGTAGCCGGTCTCGCGCACGTACTGGATGGCGTTGGAGGTGGTCGGCACCACGTTCAGCAGATCGCGGATGGTCAGGCGGCGCAGGCCCGGGGCGATGATGCCCTCCCGGCGCTGCGGAACGATCAGGTCACCGGCCGATGCGCCGTCGCTGGTCACGACAGCCTTCACATCCATGTTGAACTTGCTGCCGCCGCCGCTGGCCGCGCGCGCGGCCCACGCCTGGAAATCCTCGTTGGAGGCCAGCTGCTCGCCCATGGACTGCGGCGCGGCGTACTGGCCACCGCCCTGCTCGAGCTTGGCCACCAGCTGCTCGGCCGACTGCAACCGCGCCTGCAGCGCACCCTGTTCGGTCAGCAGCTTGTCGACGTTGGCACGGGTTTCATCGGTGAGCCTTGCGTGCGCCTTGATTTCCTTCTCGGCGGTCTCCGCCTGCGACTTGATCTGGTCACTGATCTTTTCCAGCTCTGCCTTGATCGCGTCAGGCAGCGCGGCCGCCATCACCGGCGCCATGAGAGCACCTTCGGGGCTGGTGAACAGGGTGGACAGCAAGTGGGTGCCGGCGACCGCGTCTGCGGAAATGACCAGCAGCGCCAGCGTGGTGACAATGGCGGCCAGGATGTACTTGTTCTTCATTGGGTGTACCTCAGCGGTTGGGGATGGAAAACGACTTGAGCGCGGCCAGGTAGTCGGCCTCGGTTGGTGCGACGACAGGGGTTTCCTGGCCGTGATCGGTGGGATCGCCCGCACCGCCGCCAGCGGGATCGCCCGCGCTGGACTTGAGTTCACTGATCAGCTGCATGGCTTCCGACTTCGGCATGCCGGACGCGCGCAGCGCCGACTCAATCCGCCGCACCGCAGAAGCGCTTGTCTTGCCCGCGCCGCGCTCGACTTGGTCGGTCGGCAGCAGCTCGTCGGCGAAGCCGCCCTCAATCGCGTCGCTACCTGCGATCCAGGTCTCGGCGTCCATCAGCTTCGCCATCGCCTTCTGGTCCTGGCCGGTACGCGCTGCGTATATGTCGGCCATGGCCCGGTCGAAGGGCTCCAGCGTCTCGGCGTATTCGCGCAGGTCATTGCGGTTACCGGCGGCGACCACCCATGCGTTGTGGATCATCAGGAAGCCAGCCCGGGCGATCTGCACGGTATCGCCGGCCATGGCGATCACCGAGGCCGCCGACGCCGCAAGGCCCAGCACCTTCACGGTTACCTCGCCGTCGTGCTCGCGTAGCAGGTTGTAGATGGCCAGGCCCTCGAACATGTCACCGCCCGGGCTGTTGACGTTCACGGTGACCGGCCCCTTGCCGAGGTTGCGCAACGCGCCGGCGATGCGTTTAGCGGTCACGCCCTCCCCGGTCCAATAGTCCTGGCCGATCACGTCGTACACGCTGATCGAGCGATCGGCGTCCTCATTTGCGGCGGCGCGCACGCCCGGGTTCCAGCGGTCCAGCGCGCGGGGCAGGATCTGGCTGCTAACACCCGCGCACACCCTGCCCTCCGGAGCGCCCGGCAGCTTCTTGATCGTCATGCGGTCAGTCCTTCTCTGGCTCGTCTTTGAATCCCAGGAACGCGCGAATCGCGGCCCGGGCCTGGTTGGCGTCGGACGCCTGCCCGAGGCTGTCCAGCGTGGTCATGGCGCTCTGCACCGTCAGCACCGCGGCGTTGCCGCCCATCGGCTCCCGGTCCTCAAGCTCTCGCACTTCGTCTCGAGTCAACACGCCGTTGTTGACCATCGCGGTGTAGAACGCCGCGCGGCCGGCGCTATCGGCGCGCAAAAGGCCCTCCACGGAAAACTTCGGGTAGAAGCGCGACCGGTCGGTTGGCGTCATCAGATCCTTGCTGATCGCCTGCTCAATGCGCTTCAGCCACGGTGCCAACGTGAACGTGAGGAACCCGATCATCTGCTGCTCGATGCCGGTGCCCCAGCTGCTCGACTTCTCGGTGTGCCCGACCATCCAAGGCGGCACGCGGAACCAACGGCAGACCTCTTCGACGCTGAACCCCCGCGACTCCAGCAGCTGGGAGTCGGAAGGCTTAATGCCAAGGCTCCCGACATCGCTCCCGCCTTCCAGAAGCGGCGTCTCGCCACGCTCGACCGAGCCAAGCACGTTCTTGTGGAACTCGGCTCGCTGGTTGGGTTTCAGGAAGGCCGCGATCTTGTAGTAGATCGTCTGCAACATGCCGTTACTGAAAGTACGCGCTGCGGCACGGTCGGCCGCTATGGCGCCGCCGAACACGTGAGCCCCATAGGCGATCACCGAAACACCGTTCTTTCCGTCCAGGGTGAACCCCGGAATCTCCCAGATCCGCTCACGGGGAATTACACGCTGCCGGCCATCCTCTTCCGTATAGCGCCATTGCTTCTTCCCATCAGCGCCACGCGAGGGATACAGCCGATCTGGGTTGAGGAACTGCAACCCCACCAGGCGGCCGCCAATCAAAAGTTTCTCGGCGCGCCCAGCGCCGCGCAGCAGCATGGCTGCGACCATTGCTTCCCAGAACACCGACGCCGAAGAGTCGACGTTCGGCTGGTCACGGATGACCAAGTGCAGCGGGTGTTGTGGCGCGGGCCGCTTACCATTATTTGCACGCTCGTACATGCCCAGAGGCAGGGTAGCGATAGTTTCGGAGATCAGGCGCACGCAGGCCCATACTGCAGAGACTTGCATCGCCGTGGCGGGGGTGACAGACACGCCAGCAGGCCCGCGACCGCTGGCGAAACTGCTCCACCCCGCCTCATCGGTAAGCGACAAGGGAAGCCCTAACCAGTCGCGGACAGCGGCGGCGATGCGGCCGGGCTGCTTCAGTGCCCCGGCCGTCACGCCTGGCCCCTGATCGGAGATGACAGGAATCCGTCCATGTCGCCTTCGTCCTCGCCTGTCGGCATCGACAGACCGATACCCATCAGCAGTGCCGCCATGTCATCGATCTTGTCCGGCGACCGTTTCTTGTCGGGCTTCATGTTCAGGTTTCCATCTTTCAACGCGATGAGGTTGGACGCGCACCAGTTCAGGACCGGATCGTTTCCGTGTTGGATCTTCTTACCGATGTAGGCCTGCTCGAGCTCCTTCATCGCGGGGTGATAGTTCTTCGTGGTCTGGTTGAATTCGACCAACGGGTGCCCATCCGCCAAGAGACGCTGTGAAATTTCAGCTGCGTTCCAGCGGTCATATCCGATCGCCTGGGGACCGAAGCGGGCGATGTCCTCGCGGATCCTTGCCTCCACCACGCTGTAGTCGGTGACCTCCCCTTCGGTCGCCTCAATCAAACCAGCCGCCACCCAGCCGGCATACGGAACCACCCCGCGCTCAGTGCGCGCCCGCACCGCGTCTGCCGGAACGAACCGCCGGCCCCAGGTGTAGTAGACGCCGTCAACTTTCCATACCAGGCGCCAGGACGTCATATCCAGCGTACTTGCCAGATCGAACGCGCCCCAGCACGGCTTCCCTTCGAGCCAGTCCAGATCGACCGCGCCGCCGCACCTCTGCCACTTCGTCAGGTCCACCCAGCCGGTGGCAGAAGACGCCGGCCGGTTGAGCCTCTTGATCTTGAACTCGGCCAGCTTCGAGGGCATCTGCCGCGCCTCGACGGCCTCCTTGCGGATAGCCTTCAGCAGGTGCGGGTTAGCGTCCATCAGCGGATTGGCCTTCGGCCACGCTGATTCGTCGAATTCGTCGTCGTCATCGTCAACGGCGAAGAACACCACCAGGAAGTGGTCGGCCGAGTCGCCCAAGATGCCCTGCAGCACCTGCTTGGCGAACTGCCGGATCTCTCCCCACGGCCCCGGGTTGGTGTATCCCTCGGTCGTGGTGTACAGCCACAGCGGGTTGCTGCGCGCGCCTGCCGCCGACGTCAGCACGTTCAAAAGGTCCGCCGACTTGTGAGCGTGGATCTCGTCCAGGCCAACATGCGAAGGGTTGAGGCCGTCCTGCGTGCTGGCCTTGGAGTTGATCGGCTTGAACGTTGCCCCCGTCTCCACCCGGCTGATCGCGTTGGCCCAGCACGCCAGACCGAACGCCTCCTGCAGGTCTGGCGTCTTCTCGGTCATCCGCTTGGCGACGTTGAAGATGATCCGCGCCTGGCTGCCGGTCGTGGCCGCCGAGATGATCTGGGCGCCCTCTTCCTCTTCGCAGCACTGGCAGTAGAGCAGGATCGCCGCGGCCAACGTCGACTTGGCGTTCTTGCGGGCCACCGCGAACAGCGCCGACGTGAAACGCCGGCTGCCGTCCAGGTTGCGGAACCCGAACAGCTGCACCACAAAAAACACGTGGGACCGGTGCAGCTCGATCTCCGGCCGCGCCCACTTCCCTTCAACGTGCGGCAACTTCTCGATGAAGTCGCACGGGTCGCATGCATGCCACTCGTCGAACAGGAACGGGGGCCGCTTCCGCTTGGCCCGCTTGAGGTCCGCGAGGAACCGCTTGCCGGCCAGCCGAATCCACTTGCCGAACTTCTTGCCCTTCTTGTCGGCTACCGCCTCTTCGGCGTATGCCGTGGCGATACCAACGTAATCACGCACGGGTCTTCCGCTTCGCCCCATTGTTGGCGAAGGCGTTCCCGGTCTTCTCGACGTCGCCGGCCGGCCTCACCTTGCCCTGGGCAACCGGGGTCAGGCCGAAGTCGTTCATCAGGCCGCGCAGCTGCGACACCATCGACGCCACCGGGGCCAGGCCGGCGGAATATAGCTGCACGGTATTGCCGTGCAACGCGCACAGCTGGCCGAAGGCGGACAGGCCAGCCTCGGTCAGCAGCTTGTTCGCGTGCAGGATCGGCGCCAGGCGATCCCACTCCTTGATGGCGTGGGCATTCGGCAGCCAGTCCGGTGCAGGCGGCACGTCGGACACCAGCGGCAGCTCGGCGGCCGGCGGCGGCGGCGCGCGGTCAGGGCGATCCGTGCCGGCCACCACTTTCAGCGATGTCGGTTTGCGGGGGTTCGCCATGTTCGTTCCGAGGGGCGGCATGTTCACCGCGAAAAATTGGTTTTTCTCAACTGACGGTGCAAATAAACACCTGGGCGCACGGTCAGGAAGGCGAACGGCCTCAACTTTCGACCCGCCCCTCCCCCTTCAGGCCCATTTTCGTTCATGTTCGTGAGGATTTTCGTTCAGCTACTCCGTTGCCCACCTGGCGGCGTTCCTCGACGGTTGCCGAAGCCACCATCCTCGCCAGCCGTCTTCACGTCGTGGCAGGTCTTGCAGAGCGGCTGCCAGTTTGAGGTGTCCCAGAACAAATCTTGGTCGCCTCTATGCGGTATCACGTGATCGACAATGCGAGCCAGCTTTACTCGGCCTTGCCGCTCGCACTCTCTGCAGAGCGGAAAGCGATTCAGGAACGTCTGACGTGCCTTCTGCCATCGGGAGCCGTAGCCCCGCTGGGCGGTGGTCAACCTGACGGATTCAGCCGGTACGTGCGTAGCGGCAGCAGCCTTGTACGGCTGGTGCTTGGGGGCGCGGCCGGGCATCAGGTGAACTCCACCTCGACCTTGCCGTGCTTGGTGCGCTGGATGGCGCGCTTGCCGTGCTTGTGGACCCGGACAGGTGTGTCGTAGTGGCGGACCACTCCCTTGCGGGTGTCGGCATACACCACCTTCTCCACCACCTGGCCATCCAGCAGAACACGGCGACGACCACGGCCGTCGTAGACGGTGTGGATATGGTCAGAACGCCGCAGGCCGAGAAGGCTCACGGCTTCACCTCGCCACGGTCTGCGGCGATGACTGCCTGACAGGCCCTGAGCTGGACGTCGGCCTCTCGACCGATTCCAATAGCAGGGCCCGCAACCGTGACTCCGAGGTCGGCGGGCGCATCACGTTGGACGGCGCCGGCGGCAGCTTCGGACAGGCGACCGGTGTGGCAGGTGGCAAGGTCGTGGCGCAGCCGGACAGTGCCAGCACGCAGCTCAGCCACAACAGCAGCAGGGACGGTCTCGGCCGCAGCGCGGTCTTCTTCATGCTTCGCTCCGATGGTGGCCATGATGTTGGCCTGGCTATGCTCGACTGCCCGAGCTTCGTTCACTTGATCGACCACCGCCTCTGCGACGTTCGCCCGCTGGTCAGATTCGGCGACGTTCGCGCGGTCACCACGCCAGGACCAGCCCGCCCAGAAGGACAAGGCCAGCGCCACAGCAGCGAGCAACGCGTAAAGACGGATCATCACGGCATCTCCGGCGGGATCACCGCGCCTACCTGGCGCATGGCCGACTCCAACGTCATGACCCGCAGCCTCAAGCGGTGGGCATCTTCTTGGGCAGTCATGCGCAATTTGATTTCCTCGGCTAGCTGCAACGTAGTTGCCGCCTGAGATTCCTCAAGCGACTTCACTCGCTGAACCAGACCGTTCAACAGGTCGACGTTGGCGTCCGTCTCGGTCCGCTCTTTGCGGCGGGAGAGCAGTGCGCCCCATGTTTCCCGTGCGACCCAGAAGGCGGCGACACCGCCGGCCATCCACCACGGAACGGTTTCCTCGGTCATGACACGACCACGCCACCGGCTTTGCGGTAGGCCGCCAGCAGGTCATCCAGCTTCCGTTCGTGCTGGCCGTAGCCGGCGCCTGGCAGGCTCGCCCAGATGTTGCGGACGAAGCTGATTGCCTTGATCACCTGACCGGACTTGATCAGCTCCAGAGCACGCCGCTCCCTGATCTGCTGAATAGCGATCAGGTCCTGACTCAGGGGCGAGAAATCCTTCAGCCCGAGCAGCCGGCGATAGGCGTCGTAGTAGCGCGACAGCAGTTGGTAGCGACCCGCCGCCGTCGACTTGATGCCCAGCCGGGGCAGCGACACGAGCTCGCGCGGATGATCGGCGTAGCCGGTGAACAGCTTGCCTCCCACCACCACGTCATAACCGTGGTCCTTGGTGGCTTGCTTGCCGTTGTCGGTGCCCTCAGACCAAGCCAGCATGTCCAGGAACGCCACGACGTTCACGCCGCCTGCTTGTTGGGGAGTGATGCGAGCCATGTGCCTTCTCTGTCAGGGCGCCCGCCCCGCCGCCGGCTGGGCGCAAGGGTTGATCCGGTCTGGAAAGCGGGCAAAGAATAAGCCCGGCTCAGTGGCCGGGCATAGTCGCGTGCGATGGTAGGAATTTACTGGTAAAAGTGCGGAGGTGTCACCTCCGCACTCATGACAAGGACCGTGTATGCACAGACTCAACAAGCAATACAGCGTTCGCCCCGAGCACGTGTCGGCAGTAAGCGAAGTTCATCCAGTTCCAGGCCGTCCCAACGCGCGCCAATACGAGGTCTTTATGGTGGGCGGGCAAACCATCGAGGTCCTCGGCACGAAGGAGGAAATGGACAACTCGCTGACGGGACTGATCAGAGCTATAGACGGCGCTTGATTTGGCGAAGCTAAGCTGCCTGGCTAACAGCCGCACGAAAGTGCCAGGCAGCTTCCAGCTCAGCCTCAACCATCTTGCAATGCAGCCACTCGTAGACCGGCTTCCACGTCCGACGGTAGGCGGCTTCATCCCTACCGATGGCAGCGGCTCGCCGGCGATCGCTCACCGCGCCCAGACCTGACCCACTGCACGCCTTGCAGACCACTCGAAGATCCCCAGCCATCGTTTCTCCGCGCCCCTCGCAGGCATGGCAATGCGGCCTGGTGGCGATCTCGTTGATCACGGCGCCGGCCAGGCTCGGCAGCGACTCCAGCGTGCTGATCGGCCAGCACTGTGCCTTGACCTGACCCAGGCGGTGTGCCGCCCGGTCGCGCTCGGTCCGCTGCTCAGCGGTTACCGCACCGGCCCAGCCCATGCACACCTCAGCCAAGCCCAGCTCCGTACGGGCGTCGGCCAGGCGGCGCTGCTGCCGGCGCAGCTCGGGGGTCACCAGGGCAATGACCGCGTCTCGCAGCTTGTGACGGCGCAGGGCCGCGCCATCAGTCCACCAGCAGGCCTCCAGCAGCTCCCGCCCCAGCCCGGCAGGCACCATGCCCAGCGCTGCCGCAATGTCCTGATTGGTGAGGTCGGGCGTCCCGCCACGCCCGGTATCGAACTTGACGGTGGACGGACCCAGACGGGCCATCAGCTCACGGACGTTTGCCATCTTCATTCCCCAGTTGATCGTTGATTTTTCCCGCACCGGTGATCCGCACCACCACCTGCCCGCCCTTCCTGCGCTCTTCGTGCACCATGTGGCGCGTGATGAATACCTTGTCGTCGATCCCCAGTACCTGAGCGATACCATCCCGGTAGGGTTTGAATCGCCTCAACATGTTGTCGTCATCGGGCAGTGCCTTGTGGGGCTGTTGATAGAAGTCCAGCCACAGAAACAGCCGGCCAGGGGGCAGCGGAGTTCCCTTCCAACCTGCCTGCAGCGCCAGCAGCGCGCCGGTTTGCCTCGCCATGGCAGTCGCGGCGGCCTTCTTGCTCCAGTGGAGCCGCGCGTTCGGCGACAGGTCCTTGCTCGGCCAGGGCAGCACCAGCTCCAGCGCGCGCTCAGCCACCAGACACCTCCGCGCGCTTGGCTGCGCGAATCCTGTCCTCATTGCGCTTGAGCGACCGAACCTGGCGGGTAAGTGTGGCGATCAGCTTTCGCCTCACAGGCCCCTGATCCAGACGGGAAATAGACCCAAGGGTGTGCACCGCGCCTCCGACCAGATAACGGCTCAGGTCGCCAGCAGCGACGCGCACGGCAACTGTCTTCCCAGTGGGCTCTGCCGGCACCAGCATGAAGCCCTCGGGCGAAATGAGGGCGGCGCGTCGGTTCCAGGCCTCTACGGCTCCCTTTTCTGTTTCCGACGTCGGCCCTTCGCAGAAGCAGGTGTTGCAGTAGACCGCCTGCTTTTGCCCGCCGTGGATGCTGGGCACCGCGCTTTCGGCGACTTCGGCGCCCCAATCGCCACAGAACGGACACAACGCAATCTCAGCTCTCTTCTCGATGTCGCTCATGCGGCGATTGCCCCTTCGTGTTCTTCGTCTTCGAACTGCAACATGTGGCTGGCCCACGCATCCGAGAGGTTGTAGCCCGCAGCTACCGACAACCCTTCTGTGCTGCGCGGCCAGTCCGGCCAGTACCGGACCTCAACCATCAACGATCCATCCCTGAACCGCGCGAAGCTGATATGCGGCTTGCGCACGCCCACGTAGCCCGCTCTTGGGGGTTGCTGGTGCCAGTGCGGCCATGTACCCACGCTCACGCCACCTGTTCCCAGTTCGCCGCCAAGCGCTGAACTCGGCCACCACGTGCCAGGTACTGCTCCAACGTCTCGACAGTAGGCATTGCCTTCACCTTGGCCGGCACCGGCGTGTTCGCCGCCTGCATCTCCACCCGGGCAGCGCGCGAGCGCTTCGGGGCGGCAGGTGCGCGCTGGCGGGGTGGCCGTGGTGTCCGGACGCGTCGTGCATCCCTCTCGCGCTGGCGCTGTTTCCGCTCCGCGTCGGTCAGTACCACCCGCGGCATGCCCTGGCCCGTCAGCTGGAACACGGGCCCGATCTTGGTCTCCGTGCGGGCGAGGAACCCTGCGGCGACGCAGTAACGCAGCGCGTCGCGCACTGCCGAGCGTTGGTCTGCCGTCTCGGCACCGCAGCCCTCGCAGATCGCCAGCGACGTCCAGGGCGCGTCGATCGCGTTCTCGGTCAGCCAGGCGCGGACAGTGGCCGGCGTCGGATTGGTTTTGGTGGTCATGCTGCCTGCCTCTGTTCGTTGATGAAGGTCTGCTGGGCTATCAGCTCGTCGTCGGTGCCGTACGTCTCGTGGAAGGTCCGCGAGCCATCCATGAGGCTCGGGCCGTAGATCTCGCGCGTCTCCGCGAAGGTTCTGCCGGGCATCGGGTGCCGGCGGTGGTGCCACACGCACAGGGCGTACCCGAAGGCATGCCCGCGGCGCTTGTTCCCGCTCTTGGCGTGGTTGTAGTCGCAGCCGTAGACCACCAGGCGCGGGCCCAGCAGGTCCTGGGCGACCAGCGACAGGCATGCCATGCATGGGCCCACCTTGCAGGCCTCGATCCGAGCGGCCTCTGCAGCGGTCGGCGGCGGCGCTTTGGACCACATCAGCGCGCGCCTCCCCTGCCCTTCTGGTCCTTGTCGGCCAGCCGCCAGCCGTGCTGCCACGCGTCTGACTTCGGCGTCGTGTGGGCAACCTGAGGGAACTGGCCGCCGGGCGGCTGGTCGTGCCACACCAGGTGCGGGTTGGTGCTCAGCCCAGCACCGTTCAACCGCGCCGAGTAACCGGCGTTGATCTGGGCGGCGAACTCGCTGCGGGTCTTGAAGGCTGTGAAGTCGGTCACGGTGATGTGGCTCCTGTTGAACGGGTACGGCGCCGGCGCGGCGGGCGCGCCAACTGGTGAGCCCTGGCCTCAAGGCGCTTTGCTTCGCCCAGGTAGTAGTCGTGTCGCTCTTGGCGCTCGGTGGCGGTGAACTGAACGTCCCGCAGCGCTGTCTCGGCAGCGGCCCGGTACGCCTTGGCCAGCTTCCTGAGCGCAGGCCCCTGCAGCCGCGGATCGTGCTCGAAGATGTCCAGCTGGTTGTTGTCCGAGCGCATCAGGCGGCCAGCTCCCGGGCCATTTCCTCCAGCCGCGCGCGGATCTTCTCGTTGGCGCCTGGTGCGGCCTCGACCTTCCCGGCCAGCAATGCCACCGGATTGAACGTCGGCGACGGCGCGGCAAGCTGCAGGTGCTGGCTCACCGCCTCGTGCTGCAGCAGACCCTTGGTCACCGCGTCCGACAGCACCGCGCTGCGGCTGGCGGCATCGAAGCCCAGCGACGGCGTGTAGGTGGCCACCTGCCGCTCAGCGCGCGCCTCCTTCAGCAGACGGGCGTATGCCTCCAGGAAGGCCAGCCGCGCCGCGATCTTGTCGCCGGCCTCGACCAGCGGCCGCGCCACGTTCCATGCCTGCTGGGTGGTCGTGGTCCACACCACCGTCGCACGCTCGTCAGCCGCCTGGATCGCCACCGCCCATGCCTCGTTGGGCGCCGGGTGGCCGTCGTCGATCCGCTCCAGCACCGCAGCCAGCGACAGCCGGCCCTTCAGTTCCCGGCGGCAACTGGCCAGGGCCTTCTCCAGCGCGGGCAGCGAGTAGCAGCACAGGTCTTGCACCATGTAGGCGGCGGCGTTGGGCCGCAGCTGGTCGCCGATCACCTCAGCGGTCGCCACCAGCAGGTCCACCAGATGGTCTTGCTCGTGATCAGCCAGCATTGGCGGTCCTCCGGTTGCGCAGCAGCGCCTTGGCCTCATCGGCAGCCGTGACGTTGGACTGGGTCTGGTCGGTGTGCCGGGCGCTGGTCTCGGTCACCTGGCGGTTGGTCGCCCACTGGGTTCGGTACGCCTCGCAGCGCGCCAGCAGCAGGCCCAGGTCGTGCATGCCCTGCACCACCAACCGCTCGTTGACCCGCAGGAACCACGCTGCCACCAGCGGCGCCTCGGCGTAGCCCAGGCGCTGCACGATCTGCTTCACGTTGGCGTTGACCTTGGCGTTCCGCACCGGGGTCGCACCGTGGCGGGTCCGGTAGGCGATGGCGTACGCGGTCCACGTCGCTCGGCATGCGGCCTGCAGTTCGGTCTCGGCATCCACCACCGGCGGCGCGGCCGACAGGCCCGCCGGAGATGACGGTTCTCCTGACGGTTCAATGAGGGTTATATGACGGTTAGGCGGCACGGGGCGCACCTCCAGACCTGCGCCCCCTGCCTCACCCCCTGCACCGGGCGCACCCCCGGGTGCACCGGGCGCACCCCCTGCATGGGGCGCATCACCTGCGCCCGATGCATCCCCAGCTTTACCCACCTTGCGCTTTCCCTTGGAAGCGACCGCGGCGGCATTGAACTTCGCCGGGGTGACCAGGTAGACGTTGCTGCTGTTGAATCGGCGCTCCCGGGACAGCAGTCCGACTTCTTCCAGATGATCCATGGCGCTACGCACAGCGCGCGCCGACATGCAGCAACGCTTAGAGATCGTGACGATGGCCGGCCAGCACACGCCGTCGTCGTTGGCCTGGTCCGCCAGGGAGATCAGAACCGCCTTCTGGGTGACGCTCAGGTTCTGCAGCGGCCAGCACTGGCTCATGATGATGGTCGACATGTCAGAGTCCCAGTGCCAGGTTCTCGCCCGGGGCAACCGGCCACCAAGTGCACGCGCTGCGGCCGCTGACCTCGCACGGCTTATTCGGGCCACGCCACGCGCGCCCGTCTTCCAGCAGCTCAGGGAGGCGACGCGCGAGCATGTAGCGGTCGTGGCCGGTGGCCTTGGCCAGCTCCATGCTGGTCAGGCCCGGGTGAGCCTTGACGGCGCCGGCGGCGCGATCCTGCTGGGCGACCTGCAGGCCGCTGGATACCACGTGCGCGGCGGCCTCGTGGCTGGTGCTGATATCGGTGGCGCGGGCCAGATGGTTCACGGGACGTCCTTCGCGGCAGCAACCGCGGCGTGTTGCGCCAGCTCGGCGAAGATCGCCTGCAGGCGGGAGCAGTGCTGCGCGATCGCAGATGCCTCGTTCGGGGAGATGCGCTGGTCGGCCATGGCGTCTGCGATCAGGTCAGCGAGGTCGCCTTTCGCGCCGCTGGCGGCGAGCAGCGAGCCAATCAAGCTGCCGCTGGCCGTGGCCTCAACCTTCGTCAGCGTGTAGCCGTGCTCCGCAGCCAGTGCGTGCAGCACGCTGTCGTTGCCGGTAACGCCCATGATCTCGCTGGCTTCCACCAGGGTCAGATGGTGCGTGACGTTGTTCGGGTTGACCTTGTTCCGCAGCACCGCCGGTGACATGCCAATGCGCGGGGCGAGCGACTCGCTGCCGCCTGGATAGGCGTGCACGGTCTTGTGGGCGGCGTCGATGATGTTCATGGGGATGGCTCGCGAACGTGGTTTCTATGGCTGTCGCGGCGCAGCATCTACGCCATGGACAAGATCAACTCAGGGATCGAGGGCGCCGCCCTCCTTGCGTTACGCTGGAAGTGCGAACAACACAGCCCACAAGGAGGGCGACATGGAAACGCTGAAAGAAGTGATTACAGAACTCAGAGCGACGCAGGCGGTGGTCAGGGCTCTGATCGCACACAAGGTGATCGACACACGAATTTTCGAGACAGCCGTGATCTTGCAAACCCTAAGCGAGACCAAGGAGCTCTCTCCAAAGGATGCGGAGGCCGTCAGGGACGCAGCGCAGCGACTCACCATCGATTGACCCAGCCCTGCTTTTCCAGCTCGGCAATTCGATTTGCCAGCTTTTCCTTGCGCGCCTGGAAGCGGCGCTCGGAGGCTTCCTCCTCTTCGCGGGAGGGGGCCAACAGCCAGTTGCGCAACCAGATACGCGGGTTCCATTTGTTGGGCAGCGCGCGCATCTCAGGCGGCCTCTACGGTGATGATGCGGTCTGCATCGGGGTCTTGGGGGGCGGCATCAGCCACCTGCACTTCCTGCACACCCAGCAGCTGCAGAACCTGCGGCAAGGCCGGCAGGCTCTGCTCTTCCGGCCAAGCCTCGACCTCTGCCGCCGGCAGCTTCAGCACCTTGGCAAAGTGGGCATCGCTGCTCATACCCAGTCGGGCACGCAGCGCGCGCTTGGTCATCCGGGTGTCCACCAGCGTGCCGATGGCCTGCCGGCCGGAAGCGGTCGGCTTGGCGACCGTCGACTGCCCCACTCGATCCGAGTGCAGTTTCAGCAGCGCGAAGGCCGACGCAGCGCGCGGAGACTGCGACCGTCCGCTGGCCAGGTCACCGATGGTTGAAGCCGCGCAGCCGACTGCCTCGCCGATCAAGGCGTAGGTCATGCCTTTGAACTGCAGGTCTGAAATTACTTCTGCCCAAGATTTGTCCATGCCGGAGAGCCTACGGGATTCCGTAGGATCAAGTCAACGGCATTCCGTTACGGAGTTCCGTTCAAATATGAATATGGAAACTATCGGCAGCCGCATCCGCGCTGAGCGCGAAGCGCAGGACATCTCGCGCAACGAACTGGCCAAGTACGCCGGCATTGCCCCAACCACCCTGTCCAACCTCGAACTCGGGTTGTCGAAGTCGAGCAGCGCGCTACACAAAATTGCCCGGCGCCTTGGCGTGCAAGCCGATTGGCTTGAAACCGGCCGAGGCACCAAAGCGGTGGCCGCCAACGATTTCACCCCCGTCGCTTCGACTGAGACCCGCCCCGGATACGTTCGCTTTAACCTGCTCGAAGGGGCAGCCGGAATGGGGGCAGGAGTGGTCAATCAGGATTTCCCTGAAGTGATGCAAGTGATGGAGGTCGCGGAGTGGGAGGTCCGGCGGAAGCTGGGTTTCCTTCCCCGGCCAGGGCAGATCCAGATCATTACCGGGCGTGGGCCGTCGATGAGGCCGAAGATCGAGGACGGCGATATCGTGTGGATCGATACGGCCGTCGACTTCTTCGATGGCGACGACTACTACCTGATCAGCTATGACGGGGAGACACAGATCAAGATGCTGCAGAAGCGCGTCGACGGCATGTACGTGGTCAGTGCGAACCCGGACTTTAAGGAATGGCGGTGCGAGCCCGATGAGCTTTCTATCAAGGGACGAGCCTTGGTGCACGCAGGGTTTAGGCGTTTTTGACAGGGGAAGTTGATGAAAGCAACCATACGAATGGGAATGCTGCTACTGGTAGCAGCTCTACCTACCGCCGCGATCGCCGCAGACCTGACGGAGGATCAACGCACCCTGGTGCAGGTGTTTGATGCTCCAGGTCACGACAAGGCTGCGATCTACACCGCGGGACGACAGTGGATTGCCGAGAACTTCAAGTCTGCCAAGGCTGTAATCGAGTACGAAAGCAAAGAGGACGGAACGATCATCGGCAACGGCAACATCAACTATCCCTGCGCGAGCGCGTGGGAATGCGTCGGCAAGCCCGATTGGACGGTCCCGTTCACCATGCGACTTGAAGCGAAGGACGAGCGTTTCCGTCTTACCTTCAGCAATATCCGGCTGCATTGGCCCGCGAAGATCAACGCGGGCATTCGGCAGCCGGAATACGACGCCCCCGTCCGCAGCACTAAGGACATGGACAAGATCAAGCCGAAGCTGATGGTGTTCGGCAAAGAGATCAGCACTTCCCTGACCACGCGCGCCGCCGGCGACAACTGGTAGGCGGCCACAGCCAGGCCCAAGGGTAAGAAAGCCTCGCCACCGCGGGGCTTTTTATTGGCCGCAGTTAACTGCGTTCAGTAAACATGAGACAAACCTACGGAATGCCGTTGACACCTACATACGGTATTCCGTAGTCTAGGCCCGTCGCCCCAGTAACAGCCCATCCGGGCCGGGGCACGGAGACTTCCATGGCTTACATCACCGCCAGCGCGCGCGCACGCCCCGTCGTGGAAGCGCGCCCCCGTAACGAATCCATCGTGATCAAGGTCGGCGACGCCCTGCTCGTCCTCGACCAGGCCGAAGCGCTGCAGCTCAGCGCCGACCTGATCGCAGTCGCCGGGCATGCCGACCCCGATGGCATCAGCGGTGGCGTCGCCTCCTTCGCGGATCACGACCTCGATGCCGTGGTGATCGCCGTCGGCAGCAGGCGCTTGCTCGACCTGTCCGCATCGGCCTGGGCCACGCTCGCCATGCAGGGCTCCAACGCGGCGCTGGAGCTGCAGGGAAAGGCCCGACGCACTGGCCTGCGCAGCGCCGTCCTCCACCGCGGCAACGCCGACCTGGTCGAGGTGGCCGCATGATCGCCATCGACTTGGCAACCCACCAGAAGCTCGACGATCGGTTCGAGCATGTGCGCCGCCGCGTGGCCGATCTCCTCGCTTACATGGACTCTGCAAACAAGCGCCCGAGCGAAGTTCGGATCTATCCGAACGACCACAAGGCCATGATCCGGTCCGTCAATTCCCAGCTGCGTAGGCAGGCGAAAGACCATGACCGTCTCGAAAATGAGAGGCGCAAGGCTGAGGGCCTGCCCGGAAAGGTCAAGAGCGATCCCGAGAAGGCTGGATCCATCCACTACGCGGGTACGCCCGTCGTACCAGGTGCAACTTGCAGCCGCCCAAGGAAGGTGAAGCCGTGAGCGTCACCACCTACGAACAGTTCGCTCGCGCCCAGTCCGTCCGCACCCAGGCTATCCGCAAGGGCTGGAACCACCATGAGTGCGTAGGCCAGCTGGTTCGCGCCGGCTACGACAAGGCCGTCCAGAACGACCTGGCCGAGCGCGCACGCCGCCAGCGGTTCACCGGCACGCCCGGGCCCGGAGGCAACGCAGCATGAATTTCGCTTCCTTCCTGGCGGGCGTGCTGGCCGGCGGCGGCATCGCCGCCATCGTCACCACCCTCTGGCTTGAGTTCTTCAATGCCGCGCATTTCGAGCAGCTGCTGCAGCAGATCCGCAGCCAGGGCGGCGGTGCATGAGCCAGGCCACCGCCAAAGCCCCAACCGTGGCCGCCACCCTGCGCGCCATGCGTCGCGCTGGCGCCGCCGGTGAGCCAGTGCCGGCGGCGACCGTTGCTGAGTGGAACAGCGCCCTGATGGGCCACCTGTACGGCATGCAGAAGGCTGTCCGCTACGAATGCCGCCCGCTGCACACGACGGAACCGTGGCTGGAAGCGCAGGAGGGCGACGTACTGCAGGCCCGCAAGCGCGGATTGGAAGTGCGCGCGCTTTACCTGCACCCGCCGGTCCCCAAAGAACAACACCGCTGGCCGCCGGGCAGCAACGGCGATGGCCATTGTCTGGACTGCGGCGAAACCGAGTGGCTCGCCGGACCGGACTGCCGACCCCACCCGCCGCTCCGCGACCACCGCTCTTCGATGCCCTTCCGAATCACCTGGATGCTCGAACCGCTCGAAAAGCTCCAGCACCTGACCAAGCACATGAACCCGCTCGACCGCGCCAAGTGGCGCAACGAAACCACCTACCTCATCGACCGCATCAAAGACCACGAGAAGGGAAGCCAGCCATGACGACCGACAAGAACGACAGCCCGGTGACTGCGCCCATGTGGTGGGACGGCGGCGACCGCGCCATCACAGCGCGCGAGAAAGCCACCATCGAAGAGCATGGCCCCAGCTGCTACACCATCCCGCTGGTGCCGGTGCAGGCTGTGGACCCTGAGGACCCGTGGCGCGGCCTGTACCTGCCGGCCCGCATGCCGGCGCCTTCGGAGTATGGCGACCTGTTCCACCCGGATATCCCCAGCTGGCCCGATGATCGCGAAGATGCGCTCGACAAGCTGGTCCATGCCCAGGGCTTCGACTTCCACATCGTTGCCGGTGACTTCACCGAAGCGGCTATGGAAGATGGCGATGAGCTGTACTGGCAGGAACTGCGCGCCTGGAACCCGGAAGCGCCCGAGGGTGAGTGGCGCCTGGCATGGAAGGGCGACACCGAAGACGGTCCCTATGCGTGGTTCGTGCGGCCGATGGCTCTGCGTCCGGAGCCGGCTGCCCTCGCCGCAACTGGCAAGCAGCAGGTTGGCGAGGTGCAGGGGGATGCTGCCCGCTACAGGAGCGTGTTTCTTGACGCAGTGGGGATGCTGACGCAGATCAGCTTGCGCCTGGGGGTGGAGCCGAACGCGGATGGCGTCAAGCCGCTGCTCGCCGCGATTGACGCCCTCGCCGCCCGCCAGCCGGGGGCGCAGGCGGACGAAGCGGCCATTCTCCGGCACGGAGCTGCGGTCCTCGATATGTGGGAAGGCGATCCGAATGTCACCGGCTACATGGGCGACTTCAAGGACGCTTGCGCCATTCTGGAGGTGCTGGCGCTTCATGCCGCCCCGCCCGCGCAGGGCATCGACCTGGTACAGCAGCAGGACGCCGCACGCTGGCGCTGGGTCCGCGAGCAGAGCGGCGTCACCGTGTCGGTGGAAGAAGCCGACGACGACGGCGATATGGCCTTCGTATCCGGCCACACGCCGGAAGAGCTGGACGCAGCCATCGACGGCCAGCGCGATGCAGCGCCGGGGGTGGCGAATGCCTGAGATCGAACTCAACCGCGAGAAGTCCATGCGCATCCTCAACAGCACCGATGCCTCCCCGGACGCGCGGGTGGTCGCGGCATTCGCCGTGATGTTCTTCGAGGCGACCGAGCATGCAGACGACCTCGATCCGGAAACCTACGCCATCGCGCACAAGTTGCTGCGGATGGGCGCCAGCGAGCTCGACCAAGCAAGGGAGCAGGCCAATGGCTGATATCGAACAGCGTGCCCGCGATCTGCAACGGGTCCGCGCCGCCCATCCAAACAACCCGGCCGGCTCCCTGGCCACCGTCAAGCCGAAGCCCGGGCCGATGATCCCGAACGACCGCCGGCACCTCTACCCCCAGGAATGCACCAATGGCTGATGGCTCCCGCTCCTTCAACTTCCCCCTGCCGCAGCGCTCCCGCCTGCGGCCCGGTGAGATCGTGGTCGACCTCTTCGCCGGCGGCGGCGGCGCCAGCGAGGCGCTCAAGCAGGCGCTCGGCCAAGACCCGGCACTGGCCTACAACCACGACGCACTGGCCATCGGCATGCACGCGGCCAATCACCCGCTCACCAGCCATCATCGCGAGGATATCTGGCACGCCGATCCGCGCGTGGACGTGGCCGGCCGGCCCATCGGCTGGTTCCACGCCTCCCCGGACTGCACACACTTCAGCCAGGCCAAGGGCGGCCAGCCGCGAAGCCGGAAGACCCGTGCGCTGTCTTGGGTTCTGATTAAGTGGATCGGCATGCTGCTGCGCGCCGACCTGGACAACGGCACCAACACCGCGCCGCGCATCTTCTCGATGGAGAACGTCTGGCAGATCCTGACCTGGGGTCCGCTGGTGGCCAAGCGCTGCAGCAAGACCGGGCGCGTCATCACTCTGGATCTGGTTCAGGCCATCGACGAGCGCACAGGGAAGCCAGTATTCCGTGGTGGTAAGCCGGTGATGACCAATCGCATTGCCGACAAGGGCGAGCGCGTTCCTGTCGAGCGCCAGGCGCTGGTGCCCGACAAGAAGCGCGCGGGCCGTACGTGGCGGCAGTTCGTCGCCACCTTGCGGGCGCTGGGCTATCAGTTCGAATGGCGCAAGTTGGTCGCGAGCGACTATGGCGCCGGCACCAGCCGCGAGCGCCTGTTCGGGCTGGGCCGCCGCGACGGCGAGCCGATCGTGTGGCCTGCGGCAAGCCACGGCACCGCGCCGGGCCAGAAGCCGCGCGTATCCGCCGCCGACTGCCTGGACTTCAGCATCCCTTGCCCGTCCATCTTCACGCGTGCGAAGCCGCTGGCCGACGCCACCATGCGCCGCATCGCCAAGGGCACCATGCGCCACGTCATCCAGGCGGCGGACCCGTTCATTGTGCCGGTGACCCACCAGGGCGCCGACCGCGTGCATGGCGTGCACGAGCCGCTACGCACCATCACCGCTGCCAACCGCGGCGAGCTGATGCTGGCGATGCCTGAGCTGGCACCCTTCATCACCGAGTATGCCAACGCCAGCACTCAGCGCACCATGGACGCGAGTGATCCGCTGCGCACCATGTGCGCCGGGGTGAAGGGTGGCCACTTCTCGGTGGTCACCCCGATCCTCGCCGGTGTCGGCGGACGGGCCGGCCAGTCGGAACCGCGCTCTGGCGCGGACCCGCTGTACACGATGACCGCGAAGGCAGACACCGCGCTGGTGGCGCCGGTGCTTGTGCAGACGGGCTATGGCGAGCGTGCTGGCCAAGCGCCGCGTGCACTGGACCTACAGCAGCCGCTGGGCACGGTCGTGGCAGGCGGCGTCAAGCACGCAGTGGCCGCACCGATCATGGTGCAGGCTGCGCACGGTGAAGGTCCCCCGGGTGGCGTCCAACGCTGGGGCGCCGGCAGCAAGGATGCCCGGGAGCCTGTCGGCACTGTCACGGCCAGCGGCAGCGGTGGGCACGCCGTGGCGGCTGCCAGCCTGGTCACCCTGCGTAGGAACATGGTCGGCGCAGACGCGCGCGCTCCGCTGTCCACAGTTGCCGCGCAGGCCGAGCACCACTGCGTGGCTACCGCCTTCCTCGAGCAGGCCAACGGTGGTTTCTACGAGGGCGGCGGGCGCGATGCGCGCAACCCGGTCAGCACGATCACCGCCACCGGCAGCCAGCAGCAGCTGGTAACCGCAGACCTGGCACAGTTGTCGCCGGAGCATCAGGAAGGCGCGCTACGGGTTGCCGCGTTCCTGGTGAAGTACTACGGCACCGGCGCCAACGTGCCGAGCCTGTCGGATCCGGTCGATACCATCACCACGCGTGACCGGCTGGCGCTGGTCACGGTGGTTATCAAGGGAACGCCCTACGTCATCGTGGATATCGGCCTGCGCATGCTCAAGCCGCACGAGCTGTACCGGGCCCAGGGCTTCCCGGCTGGCTACATCATCGACCGCACCGCCAACGGCACGCCGCTAACCACCAGCGCCGCGGTGCGCATGGTCGGCAACAGCGTCAGCCCGCCACCGTTGCGCGCCCTGGCCGAGGCCAACTTGGACCCAGTCTCCTCTACAACCCGAATGGCGGCATGAAAATGCCCCTGCAGCAAGGGTCACGACCGGTAAAGGGCGACCAATGAAATCACAATCGCAACGAAGGCTAGTGCTACTGCCCACCATGCGGCCCTCACGCCCGAACGTTGAGCGCGGAGATTCTCTTGGTGGCGCTTCTCCTCGTGCTCCCTCTGCTCACGCTCTGCCGCGCGGCGGCGGCGCTCATGCTCTAGGACCGGGTTGGGGCCGATCCGCCCCACCTCAGGCCGCATTGGGTTACCCGTTCCTGAACCCTTATTCACGATGCTTGCTCCGCGCGTCTGAGGGGAAAAGTCTATTCCATCTTAATCAGCGTGAAGCACGTCGGCGCAGATGTTCATTCCACGCCCGCCTGCCCATTTTCCGTCCTCACGTCCATGGAGGTGCCCGTTGACCCAGCGACACATCAGCCACCCTGAAGGGCTGCCGGCCTGCGCCGCCGGGCATAGCGCGCGCCACATCCTCGACCTGCGCGGCGTCGACCGCGGCGGTGGCCACCTGGTCGAGTGCAAATGCCGGGCCACCAGCAAGCACGCAGAGCCGGACCAGGCCTTGGCCGAATGGCGGCGCATCAACCGCCCTGCCCGCAGCGCGCGGAAGGTCATGCCCGTGATCGCGGCGCCGGCGGCGGACAATATTGTTCAGCTGGATTTCGGCACCGCCCTGACCACTCCAGCCCGGCGGAAGGCGGCGGGAGGTGCCCATGGGGGCCGCTGAGCGACTACCAGAGCTGTACACGGAGGCCGAAGCAGCTGCATACCTCAGGGTGGCTGAAATCACCCTGAGGCGTAGGCGCAAGGCCGGCATGATCGGTTACACCCGCGTGGGCCGAAAGGCCAAGTACACACAAGTCCACATCCTGAAATACCTGGAGCAGCAAACGTGTCAACCCGCTTCCGTCTCGGCGACTACTGGCTCGAGCAACGCAAAGGCTCAACCGTCTGGTATCGGGCGTGGCGCGACGCCACGGGATGCAAGCAGCGCGCTTCGCTTGGCACAAGAGATCCTGACGAAGCCAAGATAGCCCTCGCCCAGTGGTTCGTGGAAAACGCCGCGATGAAGGACCAGGCGCCGTCCGACGTGCTGGTGAGCACAGTCCTGACCCGCTACATGCACCAGCACGGCGACGCCCTGGCCAGCAAGGACAGTGCGAGTCGAGGGGTGGACCTGTGGAATGAGTTCTTCGGCCCGGCCGCGACCGTGGCCGACGTGACCATCGTGCGCCAGGAAGACTTCATGAAGTGGCTGGCCGAACGGGACTACACCGACGGCTACGTGCGCCGGATGCTGGGCGTGGGGAAATCCGCGATGAATCGGGCCTGGAAGCGCGGAGAGATAACGCAGGTGCCGTTTGTGGAGCTACCCCCTGTCGGGGAGGCCTACCCCCATTACGCCACCCGTGACCAGATCGTGCGGCTGCTCAACACCGAGATGCCCGAACACGTCTGGGCCTACTTCCTGATCCGGCTGTGCACCGCCTGCCGCGGCGACGCAGCGCGCGACCTGCAGCGGTTCCAGATCGACACGGCGGCTCGGCTGGTCCACCTGAACCCGGCTGGGCGGCGGCAGACCAAGAAGTACCGCCCCACCGTGCCGCTGCTGCCGGCCTTGGAGGCCTACCTGGGAACGGTGAAAACCGAGGCCCACCTGGTCCACTGGCACGGCCGGCATATCAAGTCGCTCAAGACGACCTGGCGGAAGCTCCGGAAGCGCGCCCTGCTGCCGCTTTGGTTCGTTCCCAAGACAGTGCGGCACACCCTGGCCACGTGGCTGCGGCAGCGCGGTGTGCCCGCATGGGAGGTCTCTGGGCTGCTGGGCCACCACGCCGGCGGCACGACTGACACATACGCGAAGTTTGACCCGGCCTACATGGGCCCGGCACGCGCTGCGCTTACTGAAATTATCGAGGATCTGGGGAAGGATGTTCCGAGACTGCGCGCCCTGCTTGGGGTCACTTTGGGGTCACCTTGCGTGACCCCTGAATCTACTCTTTCCACTTCAAGCCTTGCTGCATCTGGCTTGAGAGTGGTGGGCGGTACAGGGTTCGAACCTGTGACCCCTACCATGTCAAGGTAG